TCTTTTTTACGAGAGATGCGTCTTCTTCAACTCGGAGGGGGATAGACAGATTGCTTGAGCTTGCAGTTGATGAGCACGACAAGAACACTGAGTTTGTTGGCATGGATTACTATGGCTCTATGGAAGTCCGTGCGCCAAAAGCAGGAGATATGAACGTGTCCATTGGTGACTTAAAATTCGGTGATGACTTCGTCAAAGAGAATGAGGTGAAACTGTTTAAGGACGACACTGTGGAGCTTATGTCTTTTGTTAAGGTGGTATTTGACGACTTAGGCTTATCTCAGAGGGCTTTCCCCGTTGAAAGCGAAAGCAGACGTGGGCGATTGCTTGTTAATCCTGAGTGTCCTATCATTGGAGAAATGCAGATGTTCGCTTTGTTTAGTATTGATGATGGAGTGGAAAACGTCTCAAAGAGCAATGACGAATCTTATTATACGTATGAATCAACTGTAAATATACTCACAGAATTAGTGTTATAGGAATGGCTTTATTAGATATTAGTAAAATTAGTCGCAATGGTGCTGTTGTAAAAGCAGTATATGACCCCAAGAAGGACTCGTCTAAGATAATAAAGCCAATGACCGATGACGAGATAAGCGTTTACATTTCTTGTGTTGATATTGATGATGCCATCAAAGAACGGGCTAATGGTGTCAAGTTAAGCTTAGAGCGTAATTTCCATTCTATCCAGGATAGGTATGACGACCCCATGAGCGATGTAGCTGAAGACTACAACGCTACGTATATAGCAGAAGCCCTCGCTACTCACTCTTATTTTGTCGGTAAACTTGACGAGGTGAGGGATGTCGTAATGGATGCTCTTCTCTCAGATACATGTGACTTTGGTGATTTAAGGTCAGATGAGCAGGAGAGGTTTGTTGATGACTTACTTGCTGGTGATATTGTATATGAAATCCAAGACTTGTATAGCGAGAATAACCGCAAATTAGACGTAGATAATATCTTCGGTAGTAGCAGGTTGGTTGTGTCATACTCGGCTGATAAGCCCAACGTTCCATCTTTATGTAAAGCGTCATTAAACCGTTTTGATTACGATACCGTACGAAAGCTCAACAATATCTTAATTTTCATGTACGAACTTATCAACATTTCCGAGTCCGCAGAGCGTAAAGGAGCGTTGGCTGAGCTAAGGGAGATGGGGGTAGAGAAGGTGTTGTCGGAAATCAATGATAGGTATTTGGATTTTGATTCGGCTGATTACGACTCTGATATAGAGGATGTGTTTCTTCAGGAAATTTTGGTTGTAAATCCTGAAATATCGGCTATGTTTGGCAAGTTCTTTAGTAGGTCTGATGAGGAAATATCAAGTATACTTTCTCATATCAGGGAGCACTATAAGAGGCTTTTGGGGAAAGATGAGTTCTCAAAAATACTCAACAAGGCAAGTAGTGTCTTTTACCCAGGAGCTGGCAAGACCATCATAGAAGTAAATTCTAAGCTTAAGTTTGATTATAGAGCGTCTGTTCTTAACCAGGAGTGCGCTTCAATTCCCCCAGGCGTTGATGTTATTCACAATTTCGCTCCGCTATATAACCTCTTCTCGTCTTTTTACGGGAACGATGAGGGAAACTACTCCATCACGGTGGATGGTGAAGATGGTAGGTTTTTGTTTGAGAATCCCGTATTCTCATTTACATATGCCATATCAACTTCGATTAAGTCATATGGAGTAGATGATTCGGGAGATGGCTACTTTATGGATGTTACATTTGGTTTGTTTAATGAAGAGTAGTATTAGCAATGGCGTTGATAGATATAAGCAAGATAGCAAAAAGGAGCGTAGGAAACATTGCAGGAGCTTCTTCCTACTACACCTCCATATCCCATATAATCAGTATCTCTAAGGATGAAGAGTACTTCAAGGAATGGGGGCGTACCCACAGCCTTGCTACCTTGAACGATATGCTTAACATTATAGGGAACGAGAATAGATTAAAGGATGACCTTGAACAGATAATAGATGAAAGCGATGTCCTTGCGGGAGTTGATGTCTCTGCCCTCGCTGAGATTGTAAGGAGAAACCTCGGTCTCTATATGCTGACGTACGCTCAATTTGATATTGAAGAGAACCGAATTAGGAATGCTTGCATAAACTCCGTAAAGGCTTACAAGTCAGAATACGACTACGACTTGGATTTCTCTTCGTTCCTAAACGCAATCTGTGAGCCTATCACGACACAAAGTCTAAAGATGGGTCTCCTCGGCAGGCTTAAAAGAGAGCTAAGCGAATGTTATAACGAAAAGTATAGCCCATCCTTTGGACATAGATACACAAGGGATATGGTTATTGGTTATTCGCAAGATGCCTCATCGTATGGTGTTTACGACTTATCTCCTATAGAAGGCAATGGAGATACGCTGGATGATATATGTCCACATCTATTCGACATCTTGCTTTGGTTCGGGTATGTCCTTAGGTATGTGTATAAAAATAGGGACAGACTTATTGACATAAGAGAGGACGTAGATGCTATGCTCAAAGATATTCAAGATGAGTTTATATCGAACCCGAATACGAATAGGATAGATAGGATAATCCGTGACACTAAGAAGCTTGTATCTAATCTGTTCTTGAACTCTGATGATGAAATCCTCACAGTTTTTGATAAGTACGAAAATGAGTTTATAAAGGCTATAGAAGACAACGTTCCCGTGGTCTTTCCCTCGGATAAAGTGTATCGGAATGGTCAGCTATCATCAAATCAAACAGTCTACATAACCAACGATGGAGAACCCATCATATATAATGGTCTTAGCGACAAAACTGAGCTTGAGGTCATTTTATCAAAAGAGTTTGACATTTGGAGAGGCATACTTACGGAGCTGATACCAAATAAAAATGGCGGATACACTATTGAGGTTGAAACGAATAGTGGAAGATTATATCGGTTTGACAACTTGGTTATGTCCTACCCTTCAAAGTCTTATTCTACATTTTCATTAGTAGAGACCCAAACAGACCGCTTCCCGTCAGACGCTCCTAAGGAGATACAGAAGAGTGGTGTCGCCAAAGTGCAGATGAGAGTTGGATATAAGTAAAATGAATCCCCTTGTAGGTATATCTTGTAAGGGGATTTTTCATTACCTTTGTTGTGTGATACAAATCACTCTAATCCGTAATACGTATAGACATGGAAGAAAAGAATTTAAGTTACAAGACTCCTACTCTTACAAACATCACTCTTCAAAGCATAATGAAGGATGAGATGAAGAAGCAGGTAGACGACTACTTGAGGAAGTCCATCTTCAAGTACACGGCATTAGTCCTTCAAGACTTTATGCCTGATGCACGAACATCGTGGAACAGCTTCGTTGATATGACGAAGGAAGCCTACAAGGAGAAAGGCTTTCAGGTACTGAAGGAGCTGTTGAGCTACATCACCTATGCCAATATCCAGGACTTCAGTCTGAGAGCAGGCATTGAAGGTGCAGAGAGTGCAGACCCTATCATCAGGAAGTTCAGCACGTGCCTTATTGATGGGCTGTCATACATTCCCGATGATGCCGATAAGGTGTCATTGTCGAACTCCGCATTCCAATATGTCAAGGGTACTCTTCTTCCCATTGCTCTCTCGTCAAGGGTTTGCAGGTACAGAGAGATTGTAGCCGTAGAGCACTCAGGTGGAGGTGATTACATTAAACTATCGCAATATGGTATGTTTGATTGTGACAAGGATGGCATTTTCAAGGCGGTAGGATACGGAGATGAAGCTCCAAAGTACAAGCATACAGCTATAGGGTGCTTCCTTGGAGAGAGCGATGTGGAGACGAATAAAGAAATGAGTGTCGTTCGCAATATCGAGGATAGGCTTTTCTTAAACACAGCACTCATGATTGCACGCAAAGACATCAGTGTTGACTCCTTCAATGAGTGTATCTTTGAGGAGTTTAGGGAGAACGCTTTTCTGAGGGATAGGGATAGGCGTATAGCCGAGATAACATACGAAATCCTTAAGGATGACGAGAAGAAGGCTGTGAAAGATGTAAGCGTGAAGGTGAAATCGCTTCGGAGAGTCATTGATGCCTTAGCGCATAATACGAGTTTCATCAGCTTCTTCCCCGAAGACGAAGAGATTATAATGTCTAAGAATGTGTCTTCTGAGGTTTCCGTGTTAAGCAACATTGACATATTCTCAGAAACGCTGATGAAGTCTTACGATGAAAACGTTGGGACGACACTCTTAGTCGCAGAGGGTCATATGAAAATCTTCCATAGCCTAATGGAGTCCATATATAAGATGATGTCAAAGGTGTTTGGCTTTGATACAAGCCGTAAGCTCATGTTGGCGAACGATGGCACATTAGAAGGATGTATCGCCCCATATATGTCTTGGGTGATTCGCTCAAGTGCCACTGCACTAATCACGTCACAGCCAAGAGGGTGCGCTATGTGTATGGGTAAGCCCGAGAAAGAAGACGAGCCATTCTCCGTGTTATTGATTAGTGATATACGGGTAGACCCAAACATGCCTTAGTGCCGTATATACAGCAAAGACAAGTCCATGCAACATTCTCGTTGTGGGGATTTGTTTTTTATATGGGAATGCTGTACCTTTGTAGCAAGTAATGGCATTAACGACTAATCAGAATATAATCAAATGAGCAACAATCAAAGTCGTGTAGTGGTCGCTTTTGACTACTCCAACATATTCTACCGAGGACTCTTCACCTGCACCTCTAAGCGTGCGTCTAACGGGCTATTCTTCTCGGCTGATGATGACCTTCGCCTTCTCGGCAATGTCGTCCTCAGTCAGATTGCAGGGCTTATCAAAGACCTTGCTACGGGATGTGATGTCGTCTTCTGTGTGGACACCCTTGGCTCTTGGAGAAGGGATGTCATCAAGAAGATTGACTGCCTATCGGGTCTTGGATACAAGGAAGGACGAAAGAAGAAGGAAGATTTTGATTGGGATGGCATTCATCGTACGATGCAGGAAGTCCTCAGTGTCCTCCGTGAGAAGGGGTATAACATCCTCTCCATCCCGCACGCTGAGGCTGATGATATGATAGCGTTCCTTGCTGATACGCTTATCAACAAGACGGACTGCAATAGCCTTGTTATCGTCTCTGCGGATGAAGACCTGCGCCAGCTCGTAAGGTATAAGTCTGAAACGGGTCAGTGCGTGATGGCGGTCAATCCCGTATCAAGTCAGGAGAAGGACATGAGCAGACGAGGTAAGCGTACAATCTATATCTGCGAAGAGCAGAACGAAGCATCAAAGGAGACGGGTAGTTTCTTCTCGGTAGGGCTATCTACCAATATGCGTCAGCTCGTGTATATCCGTAACTGCATGAGTTCAAGCAAGTACAACCTTGATGTCATCAACCCACACGACATCCTAATCAACAAGCTCCTCTGCGGTGATGACGGAGACTCCATCCCTGCGCTGTATGAGTTCTACACCAAGACGGGGCGTGTCAAGCGTATCACAGCTAAGCCCAAGGAGTATATTGTAGAGGCTCTTAACGTCAAGAAGGCAGAGGACATCTACAACAACGTAGACCTACTTCCAAAGGTTATCGGGGAATCCCTCAAGACGGAAATCCTATACAACCTGAAGGAACGTCTGCAAGTCCAGCGTGAACTCGTAGAGCTTGACATCAACAACTTCCCTGAGGAGCTGAGAACGCTTTGGACGTACACCATTGAGCCAAGCATCCTTATCAACGCTACACGCCCTATCAACCCTCAGTACAATATGGATATAACCGAGGATATGCTTCTCGCTGATACCAAGTTCGTTATTGAGAAGGTTGAAGGTAGAAAGGTTGTAGAGCATAGCGTCCTCAAGGAACTCAACCGCAGTGTGCGTAGCAGTGCTGTGGATGGACGTAGTACGAAAGACCTTCTTGATGACATGTTCTCCTAAATACTTATTTTAAGTATGCCGAATAATGTTTTCGCTAAATGCTCTCCTGATGGGATAGAGCATCTTCTCCTTGGATTATCAAGAATGACCCAGCTCAACGTAGATGCTTATCTTGATGTTGTCACAAAGCCTCTTTATGATGACGTGAAGCTGGGTACGGAAGGTGAGCTGTTCAAGGCGACAAAGGTCTTTCTCGGGGACGTTACTGATGAGTACGTGAATGAGTATATGTTTGATAACGCAATCAAGCTCATATCCCACGAATCCATCTACGACCTCACACAAGCAGACAAAGAAGGAGGTGAAGACCTATTATCTTGTCTTACATCGCTCTTTGGGTATGGTAATATGATGTGCGATATAGCCTCTTTCATAATGGAGAATAAGACTAACCCATACAATAAGATTATAGAGAACAACTCTAATCCTTACTTCTTGAAGGTGGTGTTCCCATATATGAAGAAGTTGTATGGCATAGGAAGAGGCAAGACGGATATAAGCAGTCGTAAGTTCCAACGCAAGATGTCTCCAAGCTTGGCATACAATGATACTGACCTAAGGTTCATGAATCTCAACTTGCACTCTACAGTCCCTATCGGAGCGAATGATAGCTATAAGCCAGCTTCATATATCATCCCGAAAGGAGATAGCTATATGGACGTAGCTCTTCATATAGATGGTAAGATAAGTTGTGAGGATATTCCAAAAAACAATATCAAAGACATGATGACGTATGTTGATGGGATATACCTTGCTTCAACGGATGATGCACGCTTGGACAAGCTCTCAAATACACTTGCATACATCAGGTGGGCTATTTCGGGTACTATGGAGGAATACATCGGCTATTCATCAGAACGTTACCCTCGCAAGATGTTTCGTAAGCCAAGAGGCTTCCTCCTTGAGAACAATGGCGTGCAAGAGGACTTGAGTGTACTGACCATGAAGGGACTCTGCGAGATAGGTAGCAATGCATCAGTCCTTGAAAAGGAGATGAACAAAAGTTACTTCAGTGAGAGTAACCATACACCAAATAACTCCGATAAAGACTTCATAGTAGACTACCCCTACGGATATACGGGGTATAGACCTGATACCCTATCCGAATGGATGGAGGAGATGCGTCTTGTTGAGGAGAACGGCTTACGCAAATGGTCTTTTGACGTTATACTCAATACGTATAAGCAGTCTGTAAAATTGTGGCATAAGCGTTTTGAAGAGCTTGCATTCAAGTATGAAAATATAGTAAACTCCGCATCCGATGTTATCGCAGATGGGAAAATGGGGAACTACATTTGGGTGCGCCACGAGGACATCAAATACCATTTCAGGAGGATGATAGCATCGTTACATATTAACTTTAGAGCAAAGCTGAAGCCTATCAATATGTACGATAACATATTATTGCACCTAATGAGCGAGAGCGATGTTCCAGCACGGAAGTTTGTACCAACGTATTGCTTCTACGTGTATTCTGAATCGTACACTGAAACAATCATATAACAACAAGTAATGGAAAGATTTAAGATAGAACCCAATGGGCGCACGTTCCGTGAGGAGTATGTAGACTACACAGCAAAGCCTATCCTCATCCGTTCTTTGAGACGTATAGGGCTGTACTACGCAGAGGTGCTTAGTCACTTCATTCGCATCTACGGGGGGAAGCCAAAGAAGAGCATCAAGAGTAAGCTGAAGGGTGTATTCGTTGGATTATCAGCAGACACGCCAACAGAGCTGAAGGATAACCTATTCGTCCGTGCAGTGTCCGAGGTATTCAACTCAGGCGACAACAAGAAAATCATACTGAAGTTTATCATGGGGGTTCTGAACCTGAATAATATGCTATCAGTAATTTCTTCGGGAAGGGATGGAGATGCAGATGTAGACAAGTCAGTGTCATACCTCGTTGATAGCACGTATGAGTACTTATATGGTAAGCTTGCGAAGTATGGTTCATCCATCACCCCCGAAGAGGTCAAGGTATATATGAAGAGGTATATCCTTGACCACGTGATACCATTCATGTACACCATCGTTCAGAAGGAAGACATCGTAAGCAACAAGGGCATTGCTACAACATCAGTCCATTCTGAGGTGCAGGTCGTATTCGGCAAGGATGACAATGGCGTTCTTCGCTCATCTACTCTTAATGGCGAGGTCGTCCGCAGTTTCCACTTTGGATGTTTCGGTATTTCATCGGATGCAGGTGCTACGGGGTACGATGGATTCGTATACACCCCTAAGACTATTCACGATTATCTTGATGACACCTTCTTCAAGAAAGTGTTAAAACCAATAGAGATGTTCCCATATTACGTCTACGAATACTTCAAAGACGATAAGTTCAAGAGGTATGGTGAACTCCCGAAGTTCCGATTTGGAATGATAACCCCCGAGCTTCGGGAGAAGTCGGAAAAACTCGCTCCAAGAATTAGGAACTTCATTTACAACAGCCCTCAGAACTATAGGTACAAGTTTGACCTGATTGATTATCAGAAGCTGAGTAGCTATGAGACCCGTGAGATGATACTCGAAAAGATGATGGAAAGAATGGAGTCCGTGTTCAACAACAAGATTAACTCTGTCGTTGAGCATTTTGAAAGGTTCGTTAAGACCCGTGTTGATACATACACCGAGTTCAACGAACTCACGGAAGAGATGTTCGGGGTCAAGTGCGCATCATTCTATCAGGATAATTGCTACTTTGATTTCCCTGCATACCCTTGGCGCACGAGATTATGGGCAAGCGTATTCACGGATTCCGATAAGAAAGAAACAATCCACACTCCTGGGAGTCTTGCGGTCATCCCCCTGCGCCTCTACCCTCTCAGAATTGAGGAGTATCCCTTCAGTATGTGCCTTGAGTTTGACATCCGTGATGTGGGATAGCCTGCATAAGAAGCATATACAGCAAATTCCCGAGGAAGACACCCTTGGGGATTTGTTTTTCCCAAACATAAACACTACCTTTGCAGTACAAACTAACTAATCCGAGTTTATATGGCTCTCCTAAGAAAAGAATTGCTCTCCAATAGGGATACAGTTATCAAGTCTGCTGTTACAATATACCCGCATGTGAAGTCTATCCGCATCTTTGAAGATGTGTTCAAGGACGTTATCATTAACGTTGTGGAGGCATTCGTGCGTAAGTCTTCGGACTTCTATGGCATCTTTAATCAAGATATTAGCAAGGGAGACGATAGCGTCATTTACAGAATTGTATCTTCATATCTTGATAGTATAGAAGGCGGAAGAAAGCATATCCGCTATGCTATGCGTTCTGTATTTGAATATATCACGCCAATGAATATGGCTATCATTGAGGTTGGTGATGGATGCGAAAGTATCTTCCAAGCCTACAACGGCTCAAGGAATGATATGTGGATAATCTTATCTTCCTGCGATGACTATATCTCCATTCCAACCTTTGTAAAGGAAATCCTTACTCCAATATACGAAGCCCTCGTGAAGGGTAGGTATGAGTTTAGCGAAACAGAAAAGGAATATGCTAAGAGTGTGATATACAATGTCTCCAATGGCATTTCATATAAGCCCTTTGGATTTGGTGTGTGTACGTCTGTTCCAATAATAACTTCGTATAACGAAGATAAGGAGCTTAGGGTTAGCACCATTGACGAGATGCATACTCATCAAGAACGATACAAATGCGTAGAAGGGACTATCACCGAACTTCAAGGAGAAGTCAATCCGATAAGCGGGTCGTCCGTGGAGCGTAAGGCAGACGCAGATATTTACAATATCATTAAAAGGCTTGACGTTGACATTGATGACGTTTGTGAATATGCGCCTTTTGACGCTTACGGGAAATCTATCTTGAATGGTAAGGTGATAGACATATTCAAGCCTGATTTCAGCTCGCTAAAAGAAACTGATAGACCGTCACGAAACGTAATCTTCTCCATGCCATTGGGTAGGTATCCCGAAAGTGGTTATGTCGTCAATATAGATGAGTTGCAGTTGAATGTTAAGTCATGTGTAAAAAACATTGTTCCAAAATTCATTGATGGCAACGTCCTTGCACGGCTTAAAGAATCCATTTACTCAAGGTACATATACGAAAAAGAAGCACCAATCGTATCACGACTCTCCCATGAAGAAGGTGGGTCTATCTATGGATTGGCGTGCTTCGTCAAGCTGAACGTATCCGTGGTGCAAACCCCAACGATTTTAACTGACCAATCAAACCCGTACAAATCGGAGTTCCTCTTCAAGGGCGACTTTACGGTCGCACCAAATATACGTATCCACATCTCAATAGAATAGCTAATATGGCACTACTCCCCGAATCCTGCTTTAATGGGCGAAAGACCATCATTGAAGTCTCCACAAGTACCCCTGAAAGGAAATGTATGCCAGCAGGTGAAACCACCTTGCAAGAGGTGCTTGAGGAGACGTTCGTCAATGAAATTGTTGATGTAGTAACCCGTTCCATACTGAGTTACAACGAGGCGCTCCTTTTTGATATAATGGGTTGTCTTGGAAATAGGTACTCTTCGTATATGACATTCTTGTACCCTATCCGTGAGTACATTATAGCCAAGGATGGTCTTGACAGGTATAAGGAAATCTTGGGGGTGTTGAACTATGGAATCATTTCAAAGCTCTTTACTATGAGTGAAAGGCTGAACACTTCATATTTTGAAGTTCACTTTCATTCCGTTGTGGAAGGGATGGTTGATGTGATGATTAAAAAAGGTTTTTTACCTCTTAAAAGTAGCACAATCTCGTTCCAGGACTCGCTTGAGAAGTACATAACGGAGGTTCTCTTCCCAATAGTGAAACACACCCGAATGCACTTTCCTCAACAATACGATGTTCACGATATATATCAGTACCTTATGGTAAGCTCGTCTGTGTTCGTTGAAGTCTCTGAAGATGGTGTAGTTACGCCATGCTCCATTGACGGTGAAACGTGCTGGTATCAGGCGGTCTCAGATTATGCTTCGATTCCGAAAGATAAGAGCGTATATTGTCGTTCTAACAACCTACAAGGGATGGATGTATATGATGAGCGTTTCACATTTCCTTTCTATCTCGTATTTCGTCCGAAGGGTGGCGATTTATTAAGTCGCTTTGATATAGTCAGTCGTATGAATGATTTTTGCTCCATGTTCTATGATAAGAAGCTTGACGTAGGAGAACTCTTGAAGGAAGCCCCATCATCGGTATTGGATGATATTGACGAGATTATATCACTGATTACGAATGCTCCTCTTGGTGTAAGTTTGGAGATGCATACATCTAAGTGTCTACATATAGACCTCCTAAGCGAAGGCATCCAAAAGTTACAACTTGACTTCACGAAGCTCTTAGACGTTACCGAGAACAATCTGCGTAGTCCTCTGAACAAGTTGTTCTATGGGGCTAAGGTAGAGCCAAGCTCTTCGCTTTACATAAAGAACGTAATGAGCTTAGCAGTGAGAGTCTTCAATATTCTGTTCAACATAGACTTGAGGCTGTTCAAAATATCAAACGAGAAGGAGATATACCTTCCGTCTTTCCTTGTCCCATTCACCTCAAAGGTCTATATCAGATTGGGCGAGATTGATGATGACGGAGACGTGATTAGAGTACTTCTCGGAGATAAGGAGATGGAATATAAAACATATAAA